GATTTATTTAAATGATAATAGAAGATAAAATTGACAAATTGTTAATAGAAAAACCAACAGATATAAAACTATATAAAAAATTATATTTTGGTCATCCTCAAAAATATTACAATACAAAATGGGAAACTAAAGCCATTCAAATAATTATGAAGGAATTTCCACAACATAATGTTATTAATCCAAGTGGACCAAAGTGGGGAAGACGTGCCGAAAAATTGGGATTTCAACCATTCTATCAAGCCATAAGATTATCTGAACTCGGTGTCTTTATGCCCATTGATGAAACTGGTGTTTTGTTCAGTGGAGGAACCTATAAAGAAGCTATAAGGACCGAAAAGGAAGGTAAAGAGGTATGGGTAGTAAATCCATGGAAAAATACCATCAAAAAAAGAAAAGTAAGTACAATGAAATCAATATCCAAGGACGATCCATATTATGATAAGTATTCATGGGACCCTGATTAAAAAATGAGATACCTTAAATATATAACAGAACAAACATTTAAAAATTGGGTTAGATATACTTCTATAAGTTTAAAATGGGACTTTGAAGAATATAAGAAAAAAGAGACCTATAAATGGCAAGGTAGGATGGAAAGTATAGGCGGTAGATGGCCAATATTTAAGTCTCAACAACACTTCAAAAAAGAATTGGATAAAGCGAAAATAGTTAATTTAGACAGTATAAAAAATAAAATTGGATGGACATCCATTTCAGATGTGAGTGGATTGAAAGATATGGTAAGTGGATATGGAAGACCTAGAGATGTAGATAGAATTATAAAAGGGTATGAATCAGGTGCCAAAATGCCTATGCCTATTGTATTGAAAGGCAAGGGTGGTTATTGGCCTTTAGCAGGAAATACAAGACAAAATACAGCACAAATAATGGGAATACCAGTAAAAATTTTGGTGGTAGAAGTATAATGAATAGTATATAGGGAGGACAGGGCTTGATCACCTTGATGGATACCTCGTTTATCCATCTTACTCCTATATAATAAAACTTAACGAGGAGGTAATATTATGGTAATTTATAAAATAACTAATAAAATTAATGGAAAATGTTATATTGGAAGAACCAAAAGAAAATTGATATATAGGATAGCCGAACATAAGAGAAACGCTAAAAAGAAATCCATAAAATACCCCATCTACAATGCCATAAGAAAATATGGAATAAATAATTTTGAATATTCTATAATAGATACCGCAAAAAATGAAAAGGATTTGTTAGAAAAAGAACAAACTTATATTGATAAATTTGGTGATTATAACATAGGATCCTCCAAAGACGGAGGAGATAATTACATAAATAATCCTAGAAGAAAAGAAATAATGGAGTCATTGAAAGGTTCTAAAAAGAGAATTGAATCTGCCAAGAAAAGATGGAACAAAGATGAAAGAGATCGGCAATCAAATGTTGCCAAAAAACAAATGACAAAAGAAAAAAGTAAGGCAATGAAACAAGGCCTTAGAAATAAAATGAAAGATCCTATTTTTAGAAGAAATCTCATTGAAAAACAAAGAGAAACAGGAGCATATTCACCTGAGGTAATAAAGAAAAGATCACAATCAAGGGCAAGAGAATGGATAATAATAACTCCAAATAATAATAAAATAGTTATAAAAAATATGAGTAATTATTGTAAGGAAAATAATTTATCCTGTGGAGCCATGAGTATGGTTGCAAGTAATAAAAGAAATCACCATAAAGGATATAAAGTAGAAAAATGGCATTAAAAAGGGTACTAAAAAAGAAATTTAAAGGAATAATTGTCAAAAGCGGCTATATTTACTCCTTCAAGTACCAAGCCTGGCAGCATGATCCAAATCCCACGGTTGTTATGCTTTATGCCATTGAAGGTATTCATCCAAGGACCGGGCATCAACATCGTTACTTCCAATGTATTAATTTTACCTATGTACCAAGAACAATGAGAAGGCAATTCGCTAGAGATTGGGTTACATATATGGAAAGGTTTAATGGCAATGTAAAATTAACATGGGAGATGATTATAAGTAGATATCCATATTTGAAACATGCAGTAAGACGTTATTTTTTCAAACCGGTTTATTATATAACCAAACTCCAAGAAATTCCTTTTGAAAATATGGAAAAGGTAGTGGTAAGCACTTGGAGCAAGGATTTTAGTAAAAAGATAAAAGTATCCTTGTTAAGTAAGTTCCGTAAGGTAATGAAAAATAGAGGAATCATATGAGAATTTGTTGGGACAATCTTGAAGGATTTTACCTTACAAAATTTGGTAATTTCCGAAAATATAATGGAGTTGTATGGGAAATATGTACATGTAAGGAATGTGGAGAAGAATTTTTAGGACAGAAAGGTAAAAGTCAAAAATTTTGTAATAAAAAATGTCAATTTATTGGAAAGAATAATCCTTTTTATGGGAAAAAACATACAAAAGAAACATTAGAGAAAATAATAAAAAGAGGTTCTGAAAACGGTAAATGGACTGGCGGATATTATAAAAAGAAAATACCAAGGTATGATGTTTTTGCTGATAAAATTTCATATGCTGAACCTGTTAGAAGAAACCAAGGAGATCCTAATATCTTGGAAGTTAAATGTACCTATTGTGGAAAATGGTTTATTCCTAAAGTACATGATATTCAAAATAGGATTAGAGCCCTTAACGGATATAAATATACCAGAGGCGAATTAAGACTTTACTGTTCGGATGGATGCAAACAAAATTGTTCAACATATTATAGAGTTAATTGGGAAAGAGGTTATCAACCACTTACTTCCAGGGAAGTTCAACCAGAATTAAGGAAAATAGTATTCGCTAGAGATGGATATCAATGTGTTAAATGTGGAAACGAATTATCATTACATTGTCATCACATAGATCCTGTTGCGAATAATCCTATAGAATCGGCAGACGTAGATAATTGTATAACCCTCTGTAAGGAATGTCATAAAGAAGTTCATAAATTACCAGGATGCGGATATAATGATATTATAAATTGCTATAAATAAACAGGAGAATTATATGATAACAAACCAATCGCTTTATTTAAATGAAAATAGAGTAATACAAATAACATTATATGACCAAGATGGTGCCGCATTTATACCAACATTGGCATATTATAGTATTAAAGATGATAGTGGAACTGAAGTTGTGGCAGAAACAACCGCAACAATTTCATCAAATACGGTTTCCGCTATAATTGGAACCACAGTTACCGCGACGGCCGGTGAATATGATATTATATGGAAAATAGTACAAGGTGTCTATATATATTATAATAAAACATTATTAATAGTCCAAGAAATATAATGACAACAACATTATCAGTAGACGACTCAACAACATATATTACCGATAAAATAACCACAACAACATTATCAGTAGACGACTCAACAACATATATTACCGATAAAATAACCACAACAACATTATATATCGTTTTAGAAATGTTATAAAAATAAAAATGTTATAAATAATATAAAAGGAGTAATAACTAAATGGGTATATTTGACAGATGGAATAAAAAATCAAAACAAGTAGATGAAAGTATAAAGGCATTTAAAAAACCAATTGAAAAATTTGCCGATGTGAAAGCTACAGGTGGCGAAGGTTTTGAAGATGCAACTCAAATAACAGGGTTTGGTAATATAGGATTATCTAGTTTTAATATGTTCTATGATAGATATATAAACCAACAATATACTAATGAACTTCAAAAAATATACGCATATAGAGAAATGGCACTAAACACTGAGGTTTCGGATATTATTGAAGATGCTTGTAATGAATCAATTTATGAGAACGAAGAAGGACAAATTGTACATCTTAACATAAAAAATAAAAAAGATAATAAACTCAATAAAAATGCCAGGATGAATATCCAAAAAGAATTTGATAAACTTTTTTATGAAAACATAGAGGATCTATCCGAAACCCTTTGGAATATGTTCATGACATATATGATAGATGGTAGAGTTTATTATGAAAGAGTTATTGATATCAGGAAACCTAAAAATGGTATTATAAATATTAAAAAACTTCCTACCGAAACAATGGATTATAAATATGATGCAATGACAGGTAAAATTGTAAAATTCTACCAATATCTAAAAGGTAATCCAAAAAAACCTCTAAATGATGAAGATATAACAAAGGATCCTCATATTATAGAATTTGAGCCAGACCAAATTGGGTTTATAAATTATGGTATATTTGGAAAATCTAAAAATGATATCTTTGGTTACCTTGAAAAATCTAGAATACCATATAACCAATTAAAACTTTTAGAAACATCTGTTATTATATATAGAATTGTTAGGTCACCAGAAAGACTTGTTTTTAGAATTGATACAGGAAATATGCCTAAAGATAAAGCGATGAAATATGTTGAAAAAATAAAACAAAA